ATAGTTAAAGGATATGTAAGTGATTATAATACACCAATTGAAAAAATGAGAATTAGAAGAGAGGAGTTGGCTAAATTGGCTGATGCTGATGAGAGGAGACAAGATGGTGAATGGGACTTGGATAATCCAAAGATTGATGATGAAGGATTGGCGGCAAATGCTTTGTTTGATTATTTGGTTTATAAGGGTGATTTGGATGAGATGGATGAAGAAACCAAGAATGAAATAAAAACTAAGAAGGAAGAAATTGAAAGGTTAATTGAAGAAGGTAAAGGGTTGGATATGGACTCTGAAGAAAGGGAAGAAATATATGATAGGATTACTGACTTAGAAAATGAAATTGAAGAATTACAAGAGGGTGTTGCTGATGTATATTATCTTATACCACAATCTTATCGTTCATATGGTGACCTTAACAATTTCGAGGTTATTGGTTTGAGGGGTCAAGAATATGTTGTTGGTTATTGGGATGATGTGTATGAAGCGGCAGTTGAGAATCAAGAACAATTGATTGAGGATATTGGTATTGATGGAATTAGTAGGGGACTAATTGAAGATAATATTGACAAAGGTCGAGTTAGAGAATATATGGAGGAGTTTTATAGAGACGACATTACTGACAACCCTGAAGTTTATTTTGATGATGATGATTACCAATTAACTGATGAACAAGAAGAGAGAAAAGAAAGATTGGAAATTGAAATTGAAGGATTGAGAGAAAAATTAGAAAACACGGAAAATGAAGATGAAATAGCTGATTTGGAAACAGAAATTGGGGGATTTCAAGAAGAATTAGATAGTATAGAACCAGATACAGAACCAACTGATGATATGATTGACGAAAAAGTCGATTACTATATAAGAAACACTGATGAAATAGATTGGTTGAAGGAAATGGGTTATGAATTAAATGATTGGGTTAATTTGAAAGGTGTTGCCCGAGATATAGTTGATAGTGATGGTTTGGGTGTTATGGCTTCTTATGATGGAAATTACGATGAACGAACAGTAACAACACCTGATGGGAAGAAATATACTTTTGTCATAATGAGAATGAACTAGTTTATTTTAGATAAAACTTTAATTATATTTTGAGTATGAAGAAGAATAAATTAAAGTTTGTTATGAGTACAGATTGGATATTCGAAGGTGTCATTGACGCTGAATTAAAAGAATATGTCCTCTTAGGTTATTTCCAAAAACTGAACAAACAATTGGAAGAAATGAAAGTTTATCCAATGTTCACGGAAATTACCCTCCATTTAGCAAACATTCGAAATCTATTATCAAAGAATCAAATATTATATACAGATAAGTCATTACTCAATGTTGACGATGAGATAACACTTGCTGACCTGAAAACTAAGGACAGACCAATCTTAACCATACACGAAGAAACTGAACTTATAAAGATATTAAAATATAGTGATGCCAAACTACAAGATTACTTTGACATCATTAAATCTGTTTGGACAATAGTTTATGATGCAATCGAAGTTGTATCTATATTAAACGAAGATAATTTAACTTCCAAGAAAGGTTATTTCTATACCAAATCTAGTAATTTAATAGACATTTGGGAGTACAATATTAGAAAACATAAGGGTGAAAATAAGACAACCTTCAAACAAATTGAAGACCCCAACTTTTATACTCACCTTATATCAACTGAAAATGAGTTACCAACATTTTATATTCATTGTGATAAAGAAGTTCCATTCGAGGAAACTTTGTTACCATTGATGAAAAGAAAGGTATTGTCGTATATTTTTCAGTCAAAAAACTTAGCAATAAGGTAATATTGGAAATTGGATTATTTGGTTGTGTTAAATTAATTATTAAAAGTTAATAAACCAATAAAACAATTTTATGAAAAAACTTTTTATTTTATTTTTCGTTGTATTAGCAAGTTTACAATCTTGTAAACAAAAAGATTCTTGTGCTGATACAGTATGTCCAAATGGTCAAGTTTGTGTTGATGGAACTTGTCAAGGAGCAACAACTAATGTTGTAATATCATCAAACATTAGTTCTAACACAACTTGGACTGCGGACAATGTTTATGAGTTGGGAGGAAGAATCACGGTATTGGATGGTGTTACACTAACAATAGAACCAGGTACAGTTATCAAAGGTCAAGCAGGTACAGGAGCAAACGCAACAGCTTTATTAGTTGCAAGAGGTGGTAAAATCAATGCTGTTGGTACACCAACTAAACCTATTATCTTCACATCTGTTGCAGATGAAATTACACCTGAACAAGTAGGTGCTGGACTTTTCATTAGTCCAAACCTTGACCCCGCAACACAGGGATTATGGGGTGGTGTTATTATATTAGGAAAAGCACCAATCTCAGCTTCAGCCAATGAAATCCAAATCGAAGGCATTCCAACTACTGACCCTAATGGTTTATATGGTGGAAACGATGTTAGTGATAACTCTGGTGTTATGAAATATGTTTCAATTCGTCACGGAGGTGCTAACATTGGAAATGGTAATGAAATTAATGGTTTAACTTTGGGTGGTGTTGGTAATGGAACAACAATTGAGAATATTGAAATCGTTGGTAATCAAGATGATGGTATTGAGTTCTTTGGTGGAACTGTAAATGTATCTAATCTTCTTGTATGGTTTTCAGGTGATGATGCTATTGATACAGACCAAGCTTGGGCTGGAACATTAAATAACTTTATTGTAATCTGTGGTAGTGCAACTGACCATGCTTTGGAAATTGATGGACCTGAAGGAACTTTAATGGCTTCACACACATTAAGAAATGGTTCAATCAAAGGAAGTCCTGAAGCGGAATTGGGTGACTTCAGAGCTTGTCCAAGAGGAACATTCGAAAACATTTTCTTCTTTGATTTTGTTGACCCAGCAACTGCGGGTAGAGGTGACTTATCAATATCTAATCCAACAAATTCTACTTGTTCAACAGATAATTTAACTAATGGAGTTTTGACTTTCTCAAACTTACAAGTTATACTTCCTACAAATGTAACATTGAGTAGTGTTTTCAAAAATGGTACTAGTACCTTTGCTACTTCTGTTACAACTAGAACAATTGGTGCTAACAAAACTGCACTCAATTGGACTTGGGCAGAACAAGCAAATGTATTATTGGGATTCTAAGAAATTAAAATCTAAATGAGAAAGGTTCTGACCAAAAGTTAGAACCTTTTTTTATTGTCAAAATCAAAATACTAATATGGAATCACTAAAACTAAGAGTAACTCTAACCAACACAAAGGGGTGGAAAGAAACGAAAGATGTCCACCTATCACATTACCTATCTCAAAAAGAAGAAGGAAACGATGTTTTAGATAAAATCGTTGAACAACTTATTCAGGATTATGAAAGGATGGGAAAAAATATGAATGAAAATAAAATAGAAAATCAAAAATGGAGACCGTAATCAAAACTTGGGAAAAGAAAGAAAGTGTTAATCACCCTTCTCATTATGGAGGCGCTGATAATGTTTATGAAGCGATAAAGGTGATAGATGCCTGGTCATTAGGATTTGCCTTGGGTAATACTGTAAAGTATATCAGTAGGGCGGGTAAGAAAGACCAATCAAAAGAATTAGAAGACCTAAAGAAAGCTTTATGGTATCTTCAACACCACATCAATCAATTAGAGAATAAATGAATACACCAATAAAATATTTCGGGGGAAAAGGAACAATGTTTAACAATATTATAGAACACTTCCCCAACCAAAATGACTTTAACATTTATTTAGAACCATTCGGTGGTTCCTTCTCAATAGGATTGAAAAAACCTGAAACTGAAATTGAGATTTACAATGATATAGAACAAAATGTTTATTCCCTTTATAAAGTTTTGTCGGATAAAGATTTATTCGATGAGTTCAAGTTCAAATGTGATTTAACTCATTTCTCCGAAGATTTAAGGAAGGAATTCAAAGATAAGTTGAAAGGTGACTTAACCACTTTGGATAGAGCATTTTACTTTTTTTATGTAAACAGAACATCACATAATGGTGTGGGTGGAATTACAATCAGCAACATAGTAAGAAGGAAGATGAGTAAATCAACTTCAGATTTTTTGTCTGCAATTGATAGATTACCTGAATTACACGATAGATTGTCAAAAGTAATTATGTTAAACACTAATGGAATAAAGTTGATTGAAAAATATAAGGAATATCCAAATTGTTTCATTTATGCTGACCCCCCTTATGAACAATCAACCAGAACAAATGCGAGATATAAGGAAGATATGGATAGAGATGGACATATTAAGTTTCTCGATTCTGTTATTGATTCCAAAGCTAAGATATTGATTAGTGGATATGATTGTGAATTATATGATAGATTGACTGATAATGGATTTATTAAAGTTCATTTTGATGTAAAAACTGTTGATGGTAACCATAAACCTAAAACCAAAACTGAAACTCTTTGGAAGAACTATGAATAAAGTTTATTAAAAAAAGAATAAAAATTTTTAGAAATGTTTTGGTTGTAAAAATATTTTTCATACATTTGTAATTAATCCACTTGTGAAACTATTTAAAATCATTTTATATTACAATTTAAACTCCAAACTATGAATCACGATTTAACTGCAACGGCAGAATTAGAACTTTCTGAGAATCAAATTATGTCCATTCTCAACAATTTAACAAATGATAATTTTTTGATATTGTTTAATGAACAACAAATACAAAGAAATTTATCAATTACAGGTGAGGAACTTTTACATACAATTGACCATAGAGGAAAATCTAAGGTTTACGATGAAGGGGTTCTTAATTATACAACAGATTTAGATACATTTTCATTTGGAAAGTCGAATCGTAAGATTATTCAAAAAAAAGTAGATGGGATATGTAAAACAATTGAAGAATATGGTATAATTGTTCCAATTATTGTGGATAAAAAATTAGAAATTGGTGAAGGACAACATCGTGTAAAGGCACTAATGAAGTATAATGAAAATAACCCCAATAATAAAAAAGGGATTCATTTTATAGTTCGTAAAGAAATTCCGGCTAAGACAGTTAAAGTTATGAATAGAACTTTTACTAATTGGAAACCAAATGATTATTTACACTCTTATGCTGAAGATGGATTTGTTGAATATATCAAATTGAAAAATTTTGTTGAAAAAAATAAAGACTTCAGTATATACTTACTTTCAGCTATGTGTCAGAATGATTTGTCTGGTATCGATAGACATGGTGGGAAATCAAATATAAATCATAACACTGGTGAATCTAGTATGGATAAATTTGAACAAGGTCGATGGACAGTTGTTTATGACGACCCAAATTTGGAAAGAGCTCAACGATATGCAGATGATATTAGAAAGGTGACTAAAGTTTGTAATGTTAAATCTAAACATCTTTATTTTGCATTGTTGAACTTATTAATGAATGTCCCCAAATTTGATTTGAATAGATTCATAGATAAATTACAAGAAAACTATTTGTTTTATAACAAAGTTAAAATTCATAATAGAGAACAAGCATATGATTTTATCGGTGAAGTTTACAATAAAAAATTGAAAAAGTCTGAAGAGTTTTTAGTAATATTAGAATACTACAACAATAAAAGAAAAAAACCATAAATGAACAAAGTTTATTTGATTGACATTGATGGGACAATATGTGAGGATATAAGAAATGAAGAATGGTATTTATACCCATTTGCACAACACTATGAAGAAAGTAGATTAATTCTAAATAAGTGGTATGATGAGGGAAATATTATAACATTCTTTACCGCCAGAGAGAGTAAAGATAGACATATTACGGAAGATTGGTTAAGATTGAAAGGATTCAAGTTCCACGGATTGATTATGGATAAACCAAGATGTAAAGATGGTCAGGTTTATCATTGGATTGATAATAGACCTGTAAGAGCAACAACTTATAAAGGTAACTGGACTGAACTTAAACAGATTTACGCTAAAATAGAAACATTTGAATAATGGTAAAAAGATTTGTTAGATTTCCAAATGAAATGGATTTCGTTGAAATGGAAATCAATATGGATGATTTTAATATGGTTACAGAGTTTAGTGACCAAATGTTTGGATGGTATAAAGGAACTTATATTTCAATAAAGTTATAAAATTAGTGAGAGTATTAAATCTATATGCTGGTATAGGTGGAAATAGGAAATATTGGGAAAATGTTGATGTGACAGCGGTGGAATACAATGAAGAAATCGCAAATGTGTATCAACATTTTTTTCCTAATGACACAATTGTGGTTGGTGATGCCCACGAATACCTTGCCAAGAACTGGAGAAACTTTGATTTTATTTGGTCAAGTCCCCCCTGTCAAAGTCATAGTAAAGTTAGAATGATGGCAAGCAAAGGAGGAAGTTATGACTCCGTAATGCCTGATATGAAGTTATGGGCAGAAATCATTTTCTTACAAAACTTTACCAAGAACACAAACATCAAGTTTGTTGTTGAAAATGTTAAACCATATTATGAACCATTTGTCAAACCAACAATAAAGTTGGGGAGACATTTGTTTTGGACAAACATTGATATCCCCGAAATTGAAATTAAAGATGGATTGACCCATAATGAGAGGGGAAGTTCCGAGAAAGGTTATTTTGATTTGAGGGAGTTTAAGTTATCCCACAGAAAAGACCAGATAATTAGAAATTGTGTTGACCCTGATGTTGGAAAATATATTTTGGATTGTGTGGTAAAACAAATTGATATATTAACATAAATTAGTTAGATTGATAAAATGGAATTAGTAACGACTTATATTTGTAAGACCTCAGATAATGGTGTTCACGATAATATATTCGGTGGAACAATATTGGGGTTAATCGACCAAAGTGCTGGTGCTTATGCTGCACAGATATGTGATACACCAAGAATGGTGACAATCAAAATTGATGAATTGATTTTCAAGAACTCCGTTAAGGTTGGTAATATTATTAAGTTCTATGCCACAGTTAAAGAGTTTGGTACAAGTTCCGTAACTTTATATATGGAAGTTAGAAAACATAATGTTTATACTGGTCATCAAGATGTGGTGGTATCAACCAATATCAAATTTGTAAGAATTGATGAAGAAGGTAGAGCCATCCCAATCTCTGAACGAGTTAAAACAAGATACTACAACAGAATGGAACAATATGGTAAAGGACTATTAAACCCTGAAGAAAAATAATATATATGAATAAATTAGATAAAGATTATCAAGAACTCCTATTGGATATAATGACAAATGGGGTAACAAAAAATGATAGAACTGGTACAGGAACAATATCAGTATTCGGTCGCCAGATAAGACATAAAATGTCAGATGGATTTCCAGTACTAACAACCAAGAAAATGTATTTCAAGGGAATTGTGACTGAATTGATTTGGTTTTTAAGGGGTGATACAAACATCAAATACCTTGTTGATAATGATTGTCATATTTGGGATGGTGATGCTTATAAGCGGTATATTATGTTACCAAAAAAATTATCTGAAGTTGTTTCTGATGGTGAAAAATTTAATGGTAGAAATTTAACAAAAGAAGAATTCATTAACAAAATCAAAACAGATAATGAGTTTGCTAAGAAGTGGGGTGAATTGGGAAAAATATATGGAAGACAATGGCGAAGATGGACTAAAAAGAAAATGTATCTATCAACTGATGGTTCATACGAAAACATTTATGATGATGCAGACCAAACAGTTATTGACCAAATAGTAATCCTCATTAACGAACTCAAAACAAATCCAGACTCAAGACGACTAATGGTTTCAGCTTGGAATGTGGGTGAATTAGACCAAATGGTACTTCCACCTTGTCATTATGGATTTCAAGTTTATACAAGAGAATTGAGTGAAGATGAAAGAAATGAAATTAGAGATATGCAATACTTGAAGAATAACTTACATCAAGCACTAAAAGGAAGTGATACTAAAATTGATTGGGAAAATATCCCAACCAGAGCAATCTCTTTAATGTATAATGCCAGAAGCCAAGATGTACCACTCGGAACTCCATTCAATATATCTTCATACGCATTGTTGTTGGTGATATTGGGTAAAATGGTTAATATGATTCCTGATGAGTTAATTGCTAATATGGGAGATTGTCATATTTATTCAAATCAAATTGATGGAGTTAAGGAACAACTAACAAGAGAACCATATCAATTACCAACATTGAAGATTAATTCAGGTAATGAAAATTGGCATCTATTGGAATTGGATGAAGTATTGAATACATTAGACCCAAGTATAACATTCAAGTTAGAAAATTACCAATCACACCCAATCATAAAATTACCATTATCTAATTAATATGACACTAGACAATTTAAGATTGTTAATTAAAGATGTTTTTGATAATTCAACAGACATCAAAGAAATTGAAAGTTCCATATTTTCGTTAATACGATTATACGAGATGACCGATAAAACTGAATCAACTTTCATCAAAGACAGATACGACCACAAGATACCTGAAAAAGTTCCATATCATACAATATGTGGATGTAATCCAGAAAATGGTGGTAATGGTATTTGTGGTTGTACGATTGGGAGTGTTATGGAACTAATGCAAAAAAAATATGAAGGGACAATTAAATCAAATACAACAACATATTCTGATGCTTTAAGTTGCGGTTTTGGTATCTGTAATTGTACATCAGAAGACAACTATACCTATTGTTTAACTTCAACTAAAACAACAATATAATATGGAATACAGAATTGTAAAAGTTGAAACACCTCAAATAACGAAGAATTATGAGGCTAAAATAGATTTTATACCTGAAGTATACTTTGTAACAAGATATGAAATAGAAAAGAAAATATTTTTCTTTATGCCGTGGATAAACACTAATTATCAATTTATAACTCTTGAAGAGGCTACATCATATGTTGATTGGTTCAAAAGAAAAAAAATTAGAACAATTATCAAATAATGGAAAACAACATACCACCCCAAGATATGGCACAAGAGCTCTTCCATCGTTTCAATAAGGAAGGGCTTCACGATTTAATAACCACAGAAAACAATTAAATTATGGAAGAAAATTTAAAAAAACTTACTAATAATTGTAGTGTTTGTGATTCTGATAAAATCAGATATGAAACTGTAACTTTTCGCAATCTAGTTATTCAATTAATAGCTGGTAAAACCGTTATAAGTTCAACATATCAAGATATTGAATATAAGATTTGCGTTAAATGTGGTGATAGACGTACAAATTTTTTTACATATTAAAAATAAAATCATAAAAAGAGAAAGTTTTAAAGAGTTTCAAGAAAGATTGTGCTGAACAAAAACTTAATTGGAGAAGACAAATAGTTAATATTAATTAAAAACAATACATTATGAAAAATTTAGAAAGAAAAAAACTGGAAAGTTTATTAAACAGTAGAATTGATGAGGTTAATATTATACCAATTTATAAAGATGAAAATAAAACTGAAGTTGAAGAAGTTGAATGTGAAATTAAATTTAAAACAAATATTCAATATATAGAACAATTGTTGGATATTTGTAAACCCTAATAGTTTTGATACCCAATAGTTCAGAAATTTATGGTATTATTAATGAATTTTATAAAAAAAATTAGAACAATTATCAAATAATGTGTAACAAAATTAAAAAGTGGCTTGACAAAGGTGAAGGAGGACAATTTTATGAACCTTATGTAACAAATGGGGATGTTATTATATTAATGATGTTAACTATGATAGTAAGTGTTATGATAATATTGGGGTGTCTGATTGTATAGCACAACCCAGTAATATATCCAAGAACAATATCAACAAATACAACTATATAAAATGGAAAACAACATCCCACCCCAAGATATGGCACAAGAGCTCTTCCACACCTTTAATAAGGAAGGACTACACCAGATATCCTCTGTAATTAATCGTCATATTAGAAAAGAATTAATCAAGCAGTGTGTGTTGTTATCAATTAACCTTCACTTGGATGAATTATCCAAAATGCAACTAATATTCTCAGATAGAGAATTACATTACAAATATTGGGAAGAAGTTAAATTAGAAGTAAAAAAAATATAATATGGAAAAGAAACAAACAGCAGTTGAATATCTATATAAAAATTTATTAGATAATCCTTTATCAAATGAAGATGTTATATATAACATTAGAGTATTTGAAAAAGCCAAAGAAATGGAAAAGGAACAATCCACCATTACAGAAGACACCTCTGATGGATACCATACCTTCAAGGAACTCTATGAGTTTAGAAAAGTATATAATGCAACACTATTCAATGAATGGGGAAAACAAATGCAAGAATATCTAAAATGGGAAAGTGAAGATTGGCAAATACTTAATTTACCAAAGTATGATGTTCATAAAAGTTGGAGACATAATGATGGTGAATTATGTTTTGGTGGTGGATGGTTTATAGTAGTGGCAAACTTACCATCAGGACAAATCAGTAATCATTATCAAGCTCACGATTGGGATTTATTTGATATACCAGTATATGAAAAGGCCAAATATCCTTTTGATGGGCATACCTCAAAAGATGTATTAGATAGATTAATTAAACTTAAATAAAATGATAAAGACCGGAGCAGTATATTTTTTATACAGATTTTTCAATGATAATCCTGAAGCAACAATAGAAGAAGGATATGAGGTATATAAACAAGCCTTAGAAATGGAAAATAAAATTAATCAAGAGTATTATAACCAAGGTGCTCAAGATTGTAAAAATACCTTTGAAAAAATAATCAGTGATGTAACAGGGAATATACCAAATCTTTGATAAATGAAAACCTATATCCACGTCAATCAACATCACATCCGTTCCAATAAAACAAAAGGAACAAATCTACCTGTCATAACCGTAAAACAAGGTAAGAAGAACACCTATTGTAATGAAGTTGAGATATTAGGTCCAAGTAAAGTTATATATGGTGGTGAAGGATGTGAGGCAAAACCACTATTATCTTGTGGTGCAAGAGTGGTTATTATTACGGAAAGTGAAGTTAGAATAATAGATGGACAACCCCCTTTATAATCTCCAAAAAAATACCTACAATTATAGAAAATCAAATAATGGAAAATAATATAGAACAATTTGTAAATAAAATAATAAATGGGGATTGTATTGAGGTTATGTCTACCTTCCCCGAAAATAGTATTGACCAAGTTATCACATCACCTCCATATAATGTTAATATCTCTTATGACACATACAATGATGGTTTAACTATGGAACAATATTGGGAATGGACTGAAAAGTGGTTGACCCAAGCATTCAGAGTATTGAAAGAGGATGGAAGATTATCTTTGAACATTCCTTATGAAATCAATACACAAGATAGAGGTGGAAGAGTTTTTATGGTTGCTGAGTTTTGGATGTTAATGAAGAAAGTTGGATTCCAATTCTTTGGTGTTGTTGACTTGGAAGAACAATCCCCACATAGAAGTAAAACTACAGCATGGGGTTCTTGGATGAGTAGTTCTAGTCCTTATATCTACAATCCAAAAGAATGTGTAATATTGGCATATAAGAAATTTCATAAGAAACAAACCAAAGGACAACCACAATGGACAGGAACACCAGTTGTCCAAGAAGATGGTAAAACCAAAATGACTTATCTTGATGAAGATAAGAAAGAGTTTATGGAATTGGTTTATGGTCAATGGAGTTACTTTGCAGATACCAAGACATTAACGAAAGCCACGTTCAGCATGGATATTCCAACAAAAGCGATAAAGATTTTGACATATAAAAACGATATTGTCTTAGACCCATTCTGTGGTAGTGCAACAACAATGGTTGCCGCTGAGATATTAGATAGAAGATGGGTTGGGATAGAATTAAGTCCAAATTATACAAAGATTGGAACTGATAGGGTTCAAGCCTTTGTGGATAACAAGAAACAAATGAAAATAGAATTTGAAGAAGGAGCTGAATAAGTTCCTTTTTTTGTTTAAGGGGGATATTTATGAAGAAAACATTTTTTAATGAAAAAACAATTAATTAAGGAATCATGTATTCGTGATATTAATGATATCGCAAAAAGATACAACAAGGCCAAAATATATTTTCATATTGATTTGGATGGTGTTACATCAGCAATTGCAATGAAAGTATATTTGGAAAGTTATGGTATAGAGGTTGTTGATGCTGAAACAATACAATATGGTACAGATGAGTTTGCTATCAAAAAACCAGATGCCAGTGGAAATGTTATGCCTGTTTTGGTAGATTTTGCTCACGGAAAACCAATGTTTAAGATTCATACAGACCATCACGATAGACAAGCAGGGGTTGAATCAGGAACATCAACAAGTTTCAGACATGCAAGGTCAAATGTTGAAACAATATCAGGTGTAATTTCAACATATGACTTATTTCCTCCATCTGACATTAAAATAATATCAACAATTGATTCTGCTAATTTTAGAGCAATGAATATTACTGTTAGGGAGGTTATGAATTACATTTTCAAGGTTGAAAAAGAATCTCCTGAAAGAAGTAATATAATAATGGGATTGGTTACAAACAAAATATTGTTAGCGTTTAAAAATAAAGAATTTGAAGGTAAAAATATATTAGAGAGACTTGTTCTTATTTGTACTCCATCACTTAAAAATATCTATAATAATTTGATAAGAATGATTATGGATTCTGGTTTAATGGATAAAGTGAAGGGATTTTTGAACACAGAGTTGGGTAATGAAGAACCAAAAGGTGATAAAATCAGAAGAATTCAACAACAACTTCAAAAACATGGTGAAACCTATTTGGAGAAAGTTAGAGGTAACATAGGTAAACAACTCAAATACGAGGATGGTATTATCATCAAAGATGGGTCTGCTGGTGCTAGTATGGCTAATGTTGGAAGTTATGATAGATATGTGGCTTTTGAATTGATTCCTGACGCTGATTTCCAGGTTGTAACTTGGGGTTCAGTTGGATTATTACAAGTTTCTTGTAATCCATATAAAGAATCTAGAGGACTCAAAGGGGTTGATTTAGGTAAAATGAATACAGAAATTCTCAATAACCATAAATCTGAATTAGAAGGTATTAAGACTACACTTTTACGTTTAAAAGAAGTTGCTGAAAGTAGTAAAAAATTTGTACCTTATGAAAGTGTTGGTTTTACCTTTCAAGATTTTATTGCATTGTATAGCGAAAAAGATGAGAATGGTAAAGTTATCAAAGATAAAGATGGTAAAATCATAAATATAAAAGGCTATTTTGATGTACCTGAAAAATTTAAAAATTTTACAAACAAAAAAAGTGAAGAGGAAAATAAGAAAAGTGAGGAGGAAAATAAGAAAAAAGGACAAAAAAAAATGACCCCACTTAAGTTTTGGCAAAATCTAATTAGAAAAACTATGATGAAACCTTTTGTTGGTTTAACGGATTTTGAACAAAGTATTCTAAAAGAAGTTTATATTAATGCTTATGATGTTATAAAAAACAATAGTGGTGGACACAAGTGTATTACAAATTTCCAAGCTTCTGCTTTGGGTGGTGGATTCGGTCCATACAAAACAACTGAGTTCATTGGAATGATTAAAGATGAGTTTGTTGAAAAGTTGAAAAATGAAATTCAGAAAGAGAAAAAACAGAATATCGATGAAAACTACTTTAGGAATATAATAAAGAAAATAATGAAAGGTTAAGATTAAAGGGGGAATGTAACAACATCCCCCTTTTTAATTCCCATTCCTTTACAAGTTCCTCCTTTTACTTCAAGAATAAAGTTTCCTTCACCACAATAATTCTTATGTGATTCATTAATCATTGGTTGACAATTATGATGTATTTTGGTGATAACATCATTGTCGATGAATATGATATCTAGTGGTATAATACAATTTTTCATCCAAAAACAATGTTCTTGGTTTTTCATTACGAATAACATTCCGTTGAATGTTTTATCAAATTTTTTGAACATCATTCCTTCTTGAGTTTCTTCGGGAGATGTTTGGATTTTTACCTTGAAAATGTTTCCGTTTATACTTAACTTCATACTTATAAATATAATAATAATTCGTTATGGGAAATTGTGCTGGTATCTTATTAAAATATAAAAATCAATGTTTATTATGTAAACGAAGTCAGAAGAGTAGTTTACCTGGTGTATGGTCTGTACCTGGTGGTCATTTGGAGAAAGGTGAGAGTGTTGAAAATGGTGCTATTAGAGAGTTTAGTGAGGAGACAGGATTGGTGATATTGGGTGATTTGAAATATTTGGCAACATTGACTGGTGGGGGTAGAATGAAGTATTATTTGTTTATGTATGAGATTTCAAGAAAGGTCGAGATTGATTTGGATGAGGCTATGGATGGTCACGAACACGATGAATGTGGGTGGTTTAATAAAAAAAACTTGCCTGATAATGTTGAAAAACAACTTTTTTTTATAATTAATAAAATTTTTTGATACTTTTTGTAAATATTGATATATTTATATTCACAACCCAACTTCCCTTTCTTATGTTGGTCGATATATCTTAACCCCGATAAATGTAGAAATTTGTTGGGGTTTTTTTATTTATATGAGATATTTATTTTTATAAAATAAAATTGAAAAAAAAACGATGAAAAAGATAGTAAGATTAACTGAAAGTGATTTAACTAATTTGGTTAAAAGGATAATTAAAGAACAAGATGAAAACGAAGAATATCTTGAAAAATTCAAGATATTAATTGACAATGAACAATTTGAAACGGCATTACAATTAGGTGAAACATTAGATTTGGAAGACAAAGTTTTGGACTTAATTTTAGATAAAATAGTTAAAGAAGGTGACTTCAAGTGGTGGGTAAAAAAAGTACATTCTGTAATGAAAGAAAAAAAATATAGGCGGATTGATTCAGCCATTGATGATATAACGTATGAATTTATTGAAAAAGATT